AGTTCCCGATAAAATCTTAATGGATAGAAGGGAAGAACTTCTTCAATATATTCAAGAGGACGGAACATTCTTACCCAAAAGTGTTTTACATGCCGATTTAGATAGAGGTATGTTAGATTTTGTTAGAGATGAATTAGAAATTTATGTAGAAGGAAAAAAGGTTAACCCCATTGACATTATTACTACGACTCAGAATTGGTCCCAGTTTACTGAGACTTGGAATTTTCAGGATTTGGATAATAACATTAAACCTCCGTTTATTGCGACAGTTAGACAACCCGATGTAAAATACGGGTCAAATCCATCACTACAATATACAATACCAAATAGAAAACAGTTTTATTATGCAAAGGTACCGACATGGGATGGTGAAAGAAAGGGGATGGATATATATAAAATTCCTCAACCTGTTCCAGTTGACATTACCTACAACGTAAAAATATTCTGTAATAAGATGAGACATTTAAACGAGTTTAACAAGACTGTTATGCAAAAGTTTACATCTAGACAGGCCTATACTTTTGTCAAGGGTCATTATATACCAATTATTTTGAATAGTGTTTCTGATGAATCGGTTTTAGATATTGAAAAAAGAAAATATTATATTCAAAACTACGAATTTTTAATGATGGGATTCTTAATAGATGAAAAAGAGTTCGAGGTTTCTCCCGCAATAACAAGGTCGTTAGCTCTCTTTGAGGTAAGGGATGGTGAGAATACTTCTAAAACAAATCGTATAGAACCTTCTAATCCTGATAGGTTTGATTTTAAGATAAAGTTTAACGTTGGTATAACAGAACTAAGTGAGTTATATCCGTATAAAATTAACTTCTTAGTGAGTGAAACAGAAAATGTTCGTGATTATACCGTTTTTATTAACGGTAATACTATAGGATACGATTTAGAAAAAATAGAAATTAATTCTAACGATTTAGTTAAGATATTAATTTCTAAGTATGACGATGAAAAAGAATCTAACATAAAAGTTAGTTGTATATTATTATAATAAGTAAACCTTAAAAGGTTTTTATAGAATTATTCAATATTTATCTATAAATAAAGCTAAAAAGAACATTATTAAAAATGGCGACATCTAATAAAGTATTCGTATCTCCTGGTGTTTATACTTCGGAGAGAGATTTAAGTTTTGTTGCTCAAAGCGTAGGAGTAACAACATTGGGTATTGTGGGTGAAACACAGAAGGGACCCGCATTTGAACCTATATTCATAACTAATTATGAAGAATTTCAGTCTTACTTCGGAGGTACAAATCCGACTAAATTTGTAAACACACAAATACCAAAGTATGAATCACCATATATTGCTAAATCATACTTACAACAATCTAACCAGTTGTTTGTTACCAGGGTACTAGGTCTTTCTGGATATGATGCAGGACCTTCATGGTCAATTGTTGCCAGAGGTAATGTTGACGGAAGTACTGTTGCTGTTAACTCTGCGTTATCACCAACAGGTCAATACCGTATAACCATAAAGGGTAAACAAGACGACCCATCATCAATTTATTTTGTTGAGGACGAGTATTACAACGAGTTTTCAGAATTTTTAGATGGTAAGTTTGATAAGGAATACATTCAATTCAACGGTGACGTTTCTACTATTGAGTCTGACATTAAAAATATTTTCTATGAATTAATCAATAGTGAAAGTCCTTTATCCTTATCGAACGCCCCTGGTTCAGATGGTTCTGAAGATAGAAGATATATGGATACACTATACGCTTTCGGTGTATTACCATATATTACATATCAAAACATTAATACAATTCATAGTTACCCAGTATCTAATGAGGTTAATATTATGGGTGTTGATAATATTCACTTTAATGAGTCTGATTTATCATCTCCATTAAATGATGCTTGGTACTATTCTTTATTTGAATATCACGAAACTTTTAATGGTGAACCTTACAACGCTTATTTAGGTGATTCTTTTGGTGGTAGATTTAAAAATCTAACTTCTCCAGATAGTTGTAGCAGCTGTAATGGTGAGTGGACTGCCACTATAATCTTTATTGGTGGTAATTTCTTTGGTGAGGCAGATAAAGTATATGATAACTTAGTTGTTGCCACATTAAGATCTAGGGGTATTGCTACATATGGTAGTGATGATGGTGCTGATTATGTTGTTTCTAATGTAGATAACGTAAACATTGTATGTGACGGTCCTTATTCTGGTATCACAACAAACCCATTTGAAACATTCCAAATCTCAGGTCTTACTGATGATAATGAAACGTTTACATTTAGAACTTCTTTTGATATTTCTAAATCAAATTATATAACAAAAGTATTTGGTAAAACTAATTTTTCTAAGGATAGAAATGAGGTCCCTCTTTTCGTTGAGGAACATTACCCTGTGATGTTAAACGAGGGGTATTTGAATAACAAAATAAGAGGGTTGTCTTGTGAATTCTTAAAGTTAGAGGGTGCTAGAACTGATACTGATAATACAGGTATTGGTTGGTACTTAGATAAGTTCCAAACACCAGAAACACCGTTTGTTGTTTCAGAATTAAGAGGTGATAAGATATACGACTTATTTAAATTTATATCAATTTCAGATGGTAATAATGCAAACACAGAAATTAAAATCTCTATTGCAAATATTTCATTTAGTAATTTAACCTTTGATGTTATAGTAAGAGACTTTTTTGATACGGATAACAATGTTGTTGTATTATAAAAATTCACAAACTGTAGTATGAATATTGGTGAAAATAACTACGTAGCTAAGAAGATTGGTACGGCTAACGGTGATTTTGAGTTAAAATCAAGATACGTTATGTTGGAGATGAGTGAGGAAGCACCCGCGGACGCACTACCATGTGGATTTAGAGGATACAAAACAAGAAGATATGCCAACATGAAGTCACCAAGACTACTTTATAAATTAAAGTACGACCAACCGGGTGATGTTATCTATAACCCACCATTCGGTACAGGTTTAGGTGATAACGAGACAAGAAGTGCGGGTGACAAAGTAAGAAGAACATATTTAGGTGTCAGTGATAAAGTCGGTATCGACACAGATTTTTTACAATACAAGGGTAAACAAAATCCTGTTGATTTAGAGACCGCAATAGAATCAGACCCATGGGCAATTATCACACCTGGTTTCCATATGGATATGGGAGCGTCAGTATCTAAAATAACTGCAGATTATGATAATATAGATGATCAAGAATTTGAGGTTGGTGTTGCTGAATTTAGAACAGAGCCAAATGACGAGGACAATCCATACTACAGACTACAAGCAAGAAAGTTTACATTAGTACCTTCTGGTGGTTTTGATGGATGGGATATCTATAGAGAATACAGAACTAACGGTGATAGATATGTCTTAGGTAGATCGGGTTTTAACAAAGGAGCCGCTCCATCAATATCTCATCCAAATGCAAATGGATGGGGCGCATTTAAACAAATTGTAGGACCAAACAAACAAAGATGGGCAAACACCGATTATTACGCATACCTATGGGGTCAATGGACATTCTCAAATCCTGAAGCGGTAGACATTAATGTATTTACAACACCAGGTATTGACTATGTTAACAACTCAAACTTGGTTGAGGAAGCGATTGATATGGTTGAGAGAGAAAGAGCAGACTCAGTTTACATTTGTACAACACCAGATTATAACTTGTTTGTACCAACTACAACAAGTTTTGACACTGACTTTGTATACCCTGAGGAGGCGGTAGATAATTTAGATGAAACAGGAATTGATTCTAACTATACCGCAACATATTACCCGTGGGTATTAACTAGAGACGGAGTAAATAACACACAGATTTATTTACCACCTACTGCTGAAGTTACAAGAAACTTAGCGTTAACTGATAATATCGCGTTCCCATGGTTCGCATCTGCGGGTTACACAAGAGGATTAGTGAATGGAATTAAAGCACGTAAGAAATTAACTCAAGAAGATAGAGACACCCTATATAAGGGTAGATTAAACCCAATCGCAACTTTCTCAGACGTAGGTACTGTTATATGGGGTAATAAAACCCTACAGATTAGAGAATCCGCATTAGATAGATTAAATGTTAGAAGATTGTTACTACAAGCTCGTAAGTTAATTTCAGCGGTCGCAATTAGATTACTATTCGAACAAAATGATGATATAGTAAGACAACAGTTCTTAGATTCAGTAAACCCAATTTTAGATTCAATTAGAAGAGATAGAGGTTTGATTGATTTCAGAGTAGTCGTTCAAAATACTCCTGAAGATTTAGATGCTAATCAGTTGGTTGGTAAGATATACTTAAAGCCAACGAGGTCTCTTGAGTTTATCGATATTGAGTTCTTAATCACACCTACGGGAGCATCATTCGAAGACATTTAATCAAAAATAATATAAGATATGAAATTTAAAAAACAACTTTTAGAAGAGTCCTTAAATATTAAGACAAGTGACAAAAAAACTTATTCAGAAAAACCTCAAAGTATCGCAATAACTGAATCTCAGTTAGAAAGATTGATTGAAAGATTGAGTAAATAATATGAGTCTTAAAAAAATTATAAGGAGAAATCTTAATAACCTTATGGAAGGTATAGAGGATGGTCGTCCCGATTTAAAGTATTACGCTTTTGATTGGGACGACAACATTCTAATTATGCCAACTGAAATAATGTTGGTTACGGATGAAGGATATGAGGTGGGAATGTCAACTGAAGATTTTGCAGAG